CAACTTGATGAAGCTGCTCGTCAAGATCTAACCATTGATATGGCTTACAAGAAAGATATGGACTGGGGAGAGATCCGTAACTACTCTAAGTTCAGTACTAAGCAAGGTAACCAGTATCTTGATATTGGCGCTGATCAACTTGATATTGACCTTGAGAAGGGTGCGCCACGTCCTGGTGCTTATTACAATGCCGATAAGACAGATACATCAAACTATCCGCTGTCGTCTGGCTCTTCAGTCCCGCTGAAGGCTGTACGTGATCAAACTGATATCCGTTCTAACTTTGGTAGCAAGTACGGATCTAATCGTGGTGTAATGACATCTGCTCAGATTCATAAGATGGCTGAGACATCTGGTGTTGATGTTGACGTAATTCAAAAGCAAGCCAAGGCTTTGTTCCAAAATGAAGAGTACCGCAATCTTTATAAGGGTGCATCTTCTGAAGAACTTGTAGATGACATGCTGGTTGCAGCAGAGCAACTGCAAGAGTTTATTACTCCTAATGGCCGTGCTTCTAACTTTACTGCTCAGCAACTTACTGACTTTATCTATGCATTTGATGATGATGCAGCTGACTACATTGGTTCTGGTAAAGGGTCTAAAGGTGTACGTGCATTGACACAAGCACAGATCCAGATGACTGATGTTGTCCTTGGTCAGCTTTCACAAGAGATGCGTGATATCTCACGTGCTTCATTGAGTGTTGATGGTGTTGTTGACAGCAAAGCAGCTGGTGAAATGCTTGATGAAATTGCTGTACGTTTCAAAGCACTACAGGGTATGCGTCAACAGACAACGTCATTGATTGCTAATCGTCTGCGTGAGTTCCGTGCTCCTGGTAAAGGACCTAAACCTGGTTCTAAGGCTGCACTAGAGATTGCTGCTGAGGCTAAGAAGCGTGCTGCTGCACAAACTGATCTGCTGTTGCAAGTTATTCGTGAGGATGAAACTGGTGAGTTGTTCGAGGCTTTCCGTTACTTCTCTGCTGCTTCTAATGGCAACCTCATGACTATGGCTGATATGGATGAGTTCTTTGCTAAGCGTCTTAAGGGTTACTCAGGTCCTGGTGGTTTCCAACGGAACAAGGTTGTTGGTGAGCTGATGACTATGGGTATTAACTCAATGTTGTCAGGTCCTAAGACACCTATCCGTGCTGTTGTAGGTACTGGCATTAATACCATGATGCGTCCTGCAGCTGCAATTGTTGGAGCTACTGTGACTGGTGATCGTAAGACCAAGATGGCTGCACTGTCTCAGATTGGTGGTCTCCTAGAGAGCATACCTGAGGCTTGGCGTAAGGCTGTTGCTGACTTCAATACTTACTTTGATAACGGTGGTGACTTCCGTGGTTATACAACCCAGCAAGTACGAGATGAATTTGAAGCAATGGCTGCTCACTATGCAGTACGTGGTACTGATGGTGAGAAAGCTATGTTTAACGTATACAGGATGATGCGTGGTTTAAATCAAAACCCGTTCTTGTCATACGGACCACGAATCATGAAAGCAGCTGACTCATTCTTTGGTCAGATGATTGCTCGTGGTAATGCTCGTGCAAAAGCTTTTAACGAAGTCTATGACCGAATGCTTGAAGCCGGTGGAGCACTTGGTGATCTTGAAATGCAGTCTGCTATTCGTGAAGCTGAGAAGCGTTTCAATAAGAGTGTATGGCGTTCTAACGGTGAACTATCTGATGAGTTTGCAAACTTCCAATGGAAGGAAGCAGCATTGACTGGTGACCTTCCTGAGTATGCTCAACGTATTCAAGCTGGTCTAGAGCAACTCCCAGCTATCAAGCCATTTGTTGGGCTGTTCATGAAAACAGGTGTTAACGCCTTGCAGCTTACTGGTAAGTACACACCAATCCTAAATCGCTTCCTACAGGAATCTGCAGACATTATGTCTAAAGAAGCGGGTCACCCTGACCTTCTTAGGTATGGCATCCGTAATGCTGATGATCTTGCACAAGCCCGTGCTGTCCTTCGTGGACGTGAGGCTATTGGTGCTGGAATGGTTGGTCTTGCTGGATCTCTGTATCTGGGAGGACACCTGACTGGTAACGGTCCACCAGATCACAAGCTGCGTAAAGCTTGGGAACAGACTGGTAGGTGGCAAGCACGATCCATCAAGATTGGCGACTCCTGGGTTAGCTATGAGTCCTTAGAACCATTTAATGCATTTCTTGCTGCTGTTGCTGATATTGGTGATGCACAAGGTGTGATGGGTGAGCAATTCACTGAGGACCGCCTTGGTCAACTTCAATACCTTATTGCTGCAAACGTCACCAACAAAACCTTCCTTGCTGGTTTGATGCAGCTTGGTGATTTGATGTCTGGTAAAGGTCAGTCACCAGGTGCTGTTGCTGCCAACCTTGTAAACAATCAGATTCCTCTGTCTAGTTTGAGGAATGAAATTGGTAAAGCATTTAACCCTGGTATGCGTGAACTTGAAGGATCATTCCAAGAACAGATTCAAAACCGTAATCTTTGGGCTGAGTTTATGGTTGGTGAAGACGGCAAACTTCCCTATCGCTATGACATCTTTACTGGTGAACCCCTTGCTGATTGGGATCCTATGACCAACATGATTAACAGGATTCTACCATTCCGTATTAGTAAGATTGGCTCTCAAGCTAGGGAGATGGTATTCCGATCGGGTGTCAACCTACATGAATCTTTTACTACATCACCTGATGGTCAAAGCTTAAAGGAATATCCAAAAGTTATTTCTCGTTTCCAGTATCTTATTAGTCAGCAAAATCTAGAGGAGAAGTTTAAGGAGTTATTCCAAAATCCTCAGATTATGCAGTCTATTCTAGAAATGGAACGTGCTCATGCTAATGGACAATCATTAAGTCCTAACGATACACTTCACGCTATTCAGATACGTCAAGTACTGCGTAATGCAAAACTTGCAGCTTGGGCAGAGCTACAAGCTGAAGATGCAACAGTAAATCGTATTGCTCAAGACGCACATCTTAAGAAGCTTGAGAAACGTGCACGTATGTCAGGTGACTCTGATCGCGCTGCAGAGCTTGATGCCCTTCAAAATATTCCTAAGTGACAACTATGGCTTGCAACCCTACAGTTCAATATGATGATTTTAATGGCGATGGTCAAACCACAGCTTATACTATCACCTTTGAATACGATAACAATACTGATGTACAGGTACGCTTAGGTACTTATCCTAATTTTACGTACCCTACGTATACTACTGATTATTCAGTTGATGCTGCTAATCCCAGTACTATTAATTTTGTATCTGCACCTTCTGGTCCTATCAGGATCTTTAGGTGCACTCCTGATAATGTTTTGCCGGCTACCTTCCAAGCTGGTTCTTCTATTCGATCTAGTGATCTTAATAACAATTTTCGGCAACTTTTATTTGTAACACAGGACTCTAGTATTCGTACTGTGGATACTCAGTCAGTCGCTGATACTGCTATTACCCAATCTAATACAGCTATCACAGATTCAGCTGCAGCAGTAACTACTGCTAACTCTGCTGACGCTAAAGCAACATCTGCACTTGCTGCGGTTAATAATGTTACTGCATACACAGTAGTAACATCAATTAGTCAACTACCTGCATCTCCTACTAATGGTGATCGTTATGAGGTAAGAGACTCAACAGGTGCTGCGACTGCATCTATTTCTGGTTTGCCGTCTGGTGTCACCTTTGGAGCTACAGTTGTATTGCGACTAGAAGTCGTCAACAATGGTTACTCCTTTCTAGATTACTTTATTCCTGATCCTGATAGCAGATATTTAAATAGTCCTGCTCTTACAGGTACTCCTACTGCTCCTACTGCTACACAAGGTACAGATACTACACAACTAGCTACTACAGCTTTTGTAAATGCTGCTGTAGTTAGTAAAGCTCCTATTGCTAGTCCAACATTTACTGGTACTGTTACAATCCCTGCTGGAGCAAGTATTGCAGATATTGGTACTACTATCCAGGCTTTTGATGCTGACACAACTAAAAACGATGTTGCTAACACCTTTAGTGCTGCACAAACATTTAATGGTGGTCTAACAGTTGATGGTTCTTATAAGCAAACTGCAGAGGCTGTAGCTGCGCTAACTATTGATTTAAGTACTGGTAATTATTTTACAAAGACTATTACTACAACTTCTCAATTTGTTTTTAGCAACCCTCCTGCTTCTGGAACTGTAGGTAGCTTTACTTTAGAACTTACACATACAGCTGGTGCTGTGCAATGGCCTACTTCTGTCAAGTTTCCAGGAAACCTTGCTCCGAGCTTGTCGACTGGCAAGACTCATTTGTTTGTGTTTGTCACTGATGATGGCGGTACGCGTTACCGCGGAGCTGTACTGGCTGATTATGTTAACTGAGGCTAAGTATGGATCCAATTACACAACAATTAGCGCTTACGAGTGCAGCAACTGACGCAACGTATGTCGATGATGTGTTCAGTATTTATACATATGAGGGTAACGGGTCAGCGCAGACAATAACTAATGGGATTGACTTGAGTGGTGAAGGTGGATTGGTTTGGATTAAACATAGAGTATTAGGATACGATCACCACCTTTACGATACTGCTCGTGGTGCCACAAAATATTTGGAATCTAATAGTATAGCGGCAGAAACTACATACTCCCCTGGTCTAACCGCCTTTGGCTCAAACTCGTTTACGCTTGGTTCTGGTTCTGACGTAAACGCTTCACCTACCTTCTCTGGAAGTTATTATGTCTCATGGACATTCCGCAAAGCGCCGGGGTTCTTTGATGTTGTGACCTATAGCGGCTCAAACAGTACTCAAACCATTCCACACTCTTTAGAGTCAAAGCCTGGCATGATTCTTATAAAGAGGGTGGACCAGCAAGACTCCTGGCGTGTGTTTCATGAAGACATTCCTATTCATGATCATCTGCGGCTGAATGAAACTGCTGCAATTAATTCTCAAAATATTTTTAACAGCACCGAGCCAACTTCAACTCATTTTACAGTCATAGGTAATGATAGTGGCGTAAACCAACTTAATAGTCAATACGTTGCTTACTTGTTTGCTAATGACGACGCACGATTTGGTGCAAACAGCAATGAGTCAATCATTAAGTGTGGAACCTATCAAGGTAACGGTAACACACAAGAAATTAATTTAGGGTTTGAACCTCAATGGTTGATGTTGAAAAATGCTGATAGTTATCTTGGTGACTGGATCATGGTTGACATTAATCGTGGTTGGGAACCTTCCGGTGTACATGACTCAAACAGTTTATGCGCCAATCTTTCTGACGCAGAACCCGTGAATAGCGGAAGAGTTAAGTTAACTACACAAGGATTTAAGTTCGACAATGAGGGGAACCATGATTACAACCAGACGGGCTACTCTTATATCTACATGGCAATCCGTCGTCCGCATAAGCCACCGACTGCTGGAACAGATGTGTTTACATCAACGGGGGCTAGTGGAGTTCAAAATGCAGGTTTTCCAATAGACACGAGGTTTGATGAGATTATATCTGCATCTCTCGATACGAGTACAAACTTTACTGTTTTTGATCGACAAAGAGGTGGTTATTATTTAGTAACCAGTACTGACAGTGCAGAAGCCCAAGCTGTCAATAATACCAGCTTAATTATTCCTCGTCCTGCCGTTGGTGATTATTACAGTCACACTAATTCACGTACCTATGTTTTTCGGCGTGCGCCAAGATTTTTTGATCTTGTTTGCTATGAAGGGAACGGCACTGCTGGCAAAACAGTGACTCACAATTTAGAAGCAGTTCCCGAGCTAATGATTGTAAAAGCAAGAGATCAAGCAGAATCATGGGCTGTTTATAGCTCAGCAGTCGGAGCAACAGGTAGTTTGTTTCTTGATACCAATGTGCACGCAGATACTGATACTGGCTACTGGAATGACACTGCTCCAACAGCGCAGCAATTTAGCCTTGGCACCTTAAATGAAGTAAATCAAAACACAACTGAATACATTGCTTATCTATTTGCCACATTACCTGGCATCAGTAAAGTTGGCAGTTACTCGGGAAGTACGGGTAATGATGTAGACGTTGATTGCGGCTTTTCTGCAGGACCTCGCCTTGTTTTAATTAAGCGCACTGACCAAAATGCCAGTTGGTATTTTATTAACACTATTAGTGCTAGTACCGATTACTATAATTTTTTAGATCAAGGGGTACCTATGTCATCCTTCGACCACATTGATCCGTTGAGTAATGGTTTTACAATGAAGTCATCAGCACCTGCCGACCTGAACGCTACTGGCGGCACCTACCTGTTCCTTGCTATCGCTTAACTATGGAAATTAGAAATCGTTTAACTGGTGAGGTGACCACCGTTAGTCAATTCAAATCAAGTCACCCAAATACAAGTTTCCCAAACCAAATTACAGCTGATTTACTTGATAGTTACAATTACGATCCTGTACTAAATGGAGCTGAAGCTACGGTTACTCCTCCTTATGGTGTCAGTGTTCGTGATGGTGTTGAGCAAATCAACGGTCAGTGGTTTACTCGGTATGTAGCTGGTCCGTTGTTTACGGATAACGAGGAAGCTACTGCTGCAGAACAAGAAACTGCTTACCGTGCTCGTGTTGATGCAAAAGTTGCAACCGCTGTACGCAATGACCGCAACAACCGTCTTGCTGCGTGTGATTGGACACAACTGTCTGATAGCTCAGCTAACTCATCTGAGTGGGCTACATACCGTCAGCAACTACGAGATCTTCCAAGTACTGAAGGGTTCCCTCATTCTGTTACTTGGCCTACTGAACCTTAATTATGGAGTGGGCAGATCCTCCCGTACTACCCTCTCTGTTACTCCCTGAGGCCCCTAACTTACCTAGTCCAATACTTGACCTACCAAGGGCTGATATCCCTTCTTACAAGCCACTGGTGGTTCCACCTAACACCCTTAGACCACCTCCTGGTATTAATGGTGATAACACGGAAGACGAACCACCCAAAGAAACAACAACTAAATTACCACCTCCGGTAACACCTAAGTTACCAGAGATTCCAAAAATAAATATACCACCCGAAGCTCAGATAGTAGAAATACCGTTTACGGATATTGAGGTTAAGAACGACCGATTCATGCTGCATCCGATGGCGAAAATTGGCAAGATCAGATACTCACTCTTCCCGCTCGGTGTCAATAAAACGGACTTTGACCTCAAGCTTGACATAACTTCAGAAGAATTCAGCGCCGAAAGTGACAAAGTTGGCCTCAAGGGAATAATCATAGGCACAGACGGAAAGAAAATAGAGTTTGAGACCCCAATAAAAAAGTTGAGGATGAGCTATCGATTTCACAAAAAGTTCGATATTGGATATAAT